CACCACCGATGGCCAGAAGCTGACGGACGCAGGCGAGTAAGCCCAGCATGAACTGGGTTCAACTCATTGCGGCGCTGGCGGCCTGTGGCGGCTTGCGTACCGGCGCGGCGGTGGACGCTGCCCTGCGGGAGGCCGCTGCGGCGCCCGAGCGTGACTTTCGCCAGCTCATCGACGTGGTGCGCGCCGCCATCTCCGAGAGCATCAACAACGGCCGCCTGCCTGAGCAGCGCCGGTATGTGAGCCTGTCGGCCATCTACAGCGACCGCGCTGTGATTGAGCTCGACGGCAAGCACTATCAGTACGCCTATTCGTTCAAACACGTGGCCGGGTCTGACCAGGTGGTGCTGGGTGCGCCCGTGGAAGTGGTCGAGCAGTACGTGCCGACTGCACCTGCAGCGCCGCCAGCGGCAGCAGCACCAGGAGTTGCCGCTGTTCGTGAAGCGCTGGGAGGCGATGCATCTTTCTGCGAAGCCGCAGATGGCTCTATTGAAGTCACGCTGATTCGCGCTGGCCGCAGCGGCAACCGCAACTACTACCCCGATGCCGCGTTGCGCGAGGCTGCACCCATGTTCGAAGGCGTGCGCGTGTTCGCCAAGAGCGATGCCGAGCACCTCGCGGGCAAGGGCAAGGACGTGCGCAACCTGATTGGTGGCATTTACAGCGTGCGCTTTGTGGAGGGCAAGGCGCCCGACACCGGCGCACTGGTGGGCACCTTTAAAGCGCTCGACCCGACCGACACGGCGGTCACCAAGATGACCGAGGCCGTCAAGCGCGGCATGCAGAGCCTGCTCGGCCTGTCCATCGATGCCTCTGCACGCACCAAGACGCGCAAGCACGGCACCGAACAGCTGCGCGAGGCCGTGAAGTTCACCAAGGTGCACTCCGTTGACCTGATTGTCGAACCGGGCGCTGGCGGCGGCCTGGATCGTCTGACCGAAGCCGCCGCCGACCAAACCCCAAACCCGAAGGAAGAAGCAATGCCTCTCTGGAAGCAACGCATGCTGGAGGCCATCAAGGCCAAAGACCCCGCCCGCCACGCCGCCATCAATGCCGAGACCATCGGCGACGACGAACTGGTGAACTTGCATGAAGCCGTGTGCGGCTCTCTGGTGCCGGCCGCGCCGGGCACCACGCGCATGGCCGAGGCGCAAGACGCCCCGCTGACGCGCGCCGACCTGCAGGTGTTCGAGCTGCGCGGCGCGGCCCGCGATCGCATCAATGCCGCCAAGCTGCCCCAGGCCGCCAAGGATCGCTTGCAGGCGCAGCTTGCCAGCGCCGTCGCCGAGCGCCTGACGGAGGCCGCCGTGGGCGAGCTGATCAAAGCCGAGGGCGACTACATCGCCCGCATGACCGAGAGCGGCGCCGTGCGCGTGCCGGCCTTCGGTGGACTCCAGGTGGAAGACCGCTCCATCAAGGTGGGCGAGATGTTCGACGCCTTCTTCGATCCGGCGCACAAGGAACACCGCAACGTGCAGTCGTTCCGCGAGTGCTATATCGAAATCACCGGCGACCGCCGCGTGACGGGCGACCTGCGCAACTGCGACCTGGGCCGCATGGCCGAGAGCTTGGGCGTGATGCGCGAGTCCATCGCCAGCACCACCTGGGCCGATGCGCTGGGCGACAGCATCACGCGCCGCATGCAGGCGGTGTACACGGGCCTGACCAACCTGGACACGTGGAAAAAGGTGGCCACTTGGGGCCCGGTGAACGACTTCCGCGCGCAGGAGCGCGTGCGCATCGGCGGCTATGGCAACCTGCCCGCTGTGGCGCAAGGCGCGGACTACACGGCCCTGGCCTCGCCTGGTGACGACAAGGCGACCTACACGGCGACCAAGCGCGGCGGCACTGAAGACGTGACGCTGGAGGCCATCAAAAACGACGACGCGCAGGCGCTGCGCCGCATCCCCGTCGAGCTGGCCCTGGCCTCGAAGAACACGCTGTACGAGTTTGTTTTCGACTTCTTCCGCACCAACGGCGCCATTTACGACACCAAGGCCCTGTACCACGTGGACCACGCCAACCTGTTCACGGCTGCGCTGGATGCCACCGAGTTTGCCAAGCACCGCCTGGCGATGCTCAAGCAGACCCGCGCGGGCAGCGGCAAGCGCCTGGCCACCGGCCCGGCCTCGATCCTGGTGCCGTTCGAGCTGCAGGAGCTGGCGTTCAATTTGTTCGTGCGCAACCAGAACCTGGACAAGACGTTCGTGCAGTCCATCAACCCGGAAGTGATCCCGGTGGACTACTGGACCGACGCCAACGACTGGTGCACGGTTGCCAGCCCCACGGTGCTGCCGGTGCTGGAAATCGGCTTCCTGGACGGCCGCGAGGAGCCCGAGCTGTTCGTGCAGGACCAGCCCAACGCGGGCTCGATGTTCAGCAACGACAAGACGACTTACAAGATCCGCCACATCTACGGCGGCGCCGTGCTGGTCGATGGTGAGAAGGGCACCACCAAGGCCGTGGTGGCGTAACGCATTCAAGGGGGACCATTAGTCCCCTTACGAAGCGCCTGCCGTGAGTTGGCAGGCACTCAGGCTGGTGCCCTGCGAAAGCACCCGGCTCGCCCCGCAAGGGGCGGGTTGTCAAAGGCCCCGAAGCGCACGCGCACCTGGAGCCTTTGGCAACCCCGCCAAGCAAACCCGCACTTTTAAACCGGAACCGCACGCATGGCCCTGGCCGATATCTCGCAGCTTGTGAACGACCTCGCCCGAGACCAGGGCGATGTAATCGCCAGCGATGCTCGCAACCGCGCCATTGAGGCCGCCCGCCTGCAGTACAGCGCGGATTGCCCGCGCCCGCTGGTGGTGGATATCGCCTGGCCCGAGGGCGACTGGGCGCCGGTGCCCGACGGCTGGACGCACGGCGCCTGGCTGGTGTCTGCCGAATACCCCGTGGGCCGCCAGCCGCGTGAGCTGATCGAGGTGGCCGCCTACCAGACGCCGAACGGCTGGCAGTTGATGGCGGCCAGCCCGGTGCCGACGGGTGCGGTGGTGCGCCTGTCATTCATGGCCGGGCACGAGCTCTCGGCCACGGCCGACACCCTGCCCGAGCACCACCGCCTGCCGGTGGCGCAGTACGCGGCGCACCTGGTGTGCCACCAGCTTGCCACCTTCTACAGCGCGCAGCGCGAGACCAGCCTGGGCGCAGATGCAAGCATGACGGAGACGCGTGCGCGCGAATTCGCCGCCCGCGCCAAGGAACTGCGCGCCGCCTACTACGCGGGGGTGGGTGTGCCCGACCCGTTCAAAGCCGCCGCAGGCGGCGGCGCCTCCGGTGCGGCGGCCGCTGCTGGCGTGGCCACCTGGCCCCGGCGCAACCCCCGTTTTGGCCTGGTGCGGCGGGGTGGGCTATGAACCTGTCGATCAGCATCAGCGGGCTGGACACCATTGCCCAGGGCCTGCGCGAGGCGCCCGCCTACACCGACCAGGTATTGCAGGCCACCATGCACGAGGCCACCTTGCTGGTGCAACGCGAATGGCAGGAGAACATGCCGCGCGCATCGGGCCTGACGGCCCGCAGCATCACCAGTGACGTTGCCAGCACCCCCGTCGGCGTGCTGGGCGTGGTGGGCAGCAGCCAACCCAGCGCGATTTTCATGGAGCTGGGCACGCGGGCGCACATGCCGCCGATTGAGGCGATTGAGCCCTGGGTGAAGGCGGTGCTGGGCATCAGCGACCCCAAGGAGGCCAAGAGCGTTGCCTTCCTGGTGGCCCGCAAAATTTCCCGCGAGGGCACGCCCGCGCGCCACCCGATGGCGCAGGCGGTAGCGGCAACGCAAGGGCAGGTGCTGGCGATGTTCGAGCGCGCGGTGGGCCGGATTGCCGAGCACTTGGCCGGAGGCAACGCATGACGATGCCCAATACCTTGGCTGCCTCGCGCGCGGCCCTGCAGGCGGTGCTGAGCGCGGTGCCCGCCGTGGGCGTGGTGCACCCGTGCGAGCGCTACGCGCAGAGCGAGCAGGCTTTTCGCCAAGCCTACCTGTACACCCATGCCGACCCGGCGGCAGATGCCTTTGCCACCGAGCCGCACCTGCGTGGCTGGTACCTGCGCCGCAGCGCGACCAGCGAGGTGACTGCCAACGGCCGCATCTTGAACGAGCACACCTGGACGGTGCGCGGCTACATGGCCTTTAAAGGCGCGATCGACAGCGAGCTGATTTTTGACGACCTGGTCGAGCGCATGCGCGCCGCCGTGCGCGTGGACGCCGCCCTGGGCCTGCCGGGCCTGCTGGGCGCCAGCGTGGCCGAAGAGCGCGGCATGCAGGTGGCCGGCGCAGGGCCGGTGCTGTTTGCCGGTGTGCTGTGTCACAGCGCCGTGCTGGAGCTGAAAACCCGCAACTGGGCCGAATGGAGGAAACCATGAAAACGACAAACCGCATCCCGACGCCCGTGAGCCGGCGCAGGCAGGCGCAATCCGCACCCACCCCGGAGCGCGTGCACCTGGTGCGCGAGCACGAACACCAGGGCAAGAAGCTGCCCGCAGGCACCGCCATCACCGTGCACCCCGCCATTGCCACCTGGCTGCGCGCCGTGGGCGCCGTGTTACCCCAAACCATCACAAAGAAGGATTGAAGCACCATGTCATCTGAGCAAATCATCAAGCGCGTCTTTGCCCCTACCGCCCTGGTAGGCCAGGTCTATGCGCGTGAGCGCGGCAGCGTGGGCGTGCCCATGCCGATCGGTAACGTGCTGGAACTGGAGCTGTCGCACAAGGAAGACGTCCAGAAACAGTCGGATATGACGGCGCTGGGCGGGGGTACGCATGCCGAGATCCGCCGTGTGACCGACGTCGAGGTCAAGATGAAGCTTGTCGACCTGAACACGACCAACTTTGCGCGGTGCACGCAGGGCACCGTAACCGGCGTGGAGGCCGGGACGGTGGCAAACGAGGCGCACACGGTTACGCGCGGTGGCTTGCTGCGCACCGCGCACATCGCGCCGACCAACGTGGTGCTGCGCAAGGGAACGACGCCAGGCACCGGCACGGTAAGCAACGAGGAGCATCTGGCCGTGAGCAAGGGGGACCTGGTCGCGCTGGCGCACGCCGGTGCGACGAACGTGGTGGTGCTCGAAGGCAGCAGCCTTGCGACCGCCACGCCGCTCACCGCCGCCGGAAACTACACGGTGGTGTCCGCCGGCGTGCAAGTGGACGCGGCCGCCACCGACGTGACCAACGGCACCGGCTTCTGGGTGAGCTACGAGTACCCAACCGTCGGCACGCCCATGGCAGCAACGGGCAACTACGAAGTGCGCGCTGCTGGCGTGTACGTACTGCCAGAAGCAGCCGACCTGGCCGACGCTGATGAGGTGAGCCTGGACTACGACTACGGCAGCTACGCCGTGATCGAGGCACTGACCACCAAGTCCAAAGAGCTGGAGCTGATTTTTGAAGGCCTGAACGAGGCCGACGATGGCAAGCCGTCCATCGTGGAAATCTGGCGTCTCGGCCAGGGCGTGGCGGCATCCATCGGTTTGATGGCCGAAAAGGGCTTTGCGAACCTGCCCGTGACCGGCGCCGTTCTCAAGGACGACACCAAGACAGGTGTGGGCGTGAGCAAGTACTATCGGGTGCGAAAGACCTGACGCGCCGCGCACGAGCGCGCTACCCAACCCCCTGAGGCCAGCATTTGCTGGCCTTATTTTTTGCCCCGCCGATTGAGAGACTGGCGCCTGGGCAACAAAGGGGCTGCGCGCGCGTCACCATGGCGGACAAGAAAATTGAGATCCAGATTACCGCCGACAGCCAGCAGGCACGCAAGGGCTTGCAGGATGTAGGCCAGGCGGTCGAGTCGCTGGCGCCCGCCCATCAGAAAGCTGGCGCTGCCGCAGAAGACGGCGGCCGGCGCACCGTCCAGGCAAGCCAGCAGGCTGCCGGCGGCGTAAGCGCCCTGGGCCAGGCGGCCAAGAGCATGGCGGCGCAACTGGCGGCGGCTTTCACCGTGCGGGAACTTGTCACCGCCGCCGCGCAAATGGAATCGATGCGCGAGGGCCTGCGCGCGGTAAGCGGCAGTGCTGAGCAGGCCGGGCGCGACATGGATTTTGTGCGCACGGTGGCCAACCGCGTGGGCGCCGACGTGGTGCAAGTGGGCCAGGCCTACTTGGGTTTAGCCGCCGCAACGCGCGGTACGGCCGTGGAGGGCGAGCCCACACGCGCTGTGTTCGAGGCCGTGGCCACCAGCATGGGCAAGGCGGGCAAGAGCGCCGCCGAAACGCAGAACGCCCTGGTGGCACTGGCGCAGATGGCCAGCAAGGGCACCGTGAGCATGGAGGAACTGCGCGGCCAACTGGGCGAGGCGCTGCCCGGCGCCCTGCAGGCGGCGGCCAATGGCCTGGGCATCACCACTCAGGACCTGATCAAGCTGGTTGAGAACGGTGAGATTGCCGCCAGCGACCTGTTCCCGGCGCTGACCAAGGGCCTGAACGACCTGTACGGCGGCGCCCCGGCGGCGCAGACGCTGTCGCAAGAGATCGCCAACATCAAGAACGCCTTCGTGGAAATGGCGGCGAACCTGGGCGATGCGGGCGGGCTCGATGCGCTAAAGGTGGGCGCCGAGGTAGCGCAGGCCGCTATCGTCTATCTGGACGATACGCTGGTCACCACGGGCAAGACCTTGGGTGTGCTCGCAGCGGCAGTGGCAACCCTCGACTTCTCCGGCGTCAGCCAGGCCTTTGCCGACATCGAGGCCGAGAGCCGGGACAAGCTGCTCAAGGCGGCGCAGCACAACAGTGTGCTGCGCGCGTCCATTGAGGCCGGCGGCACAGAGGCAGTGAAGGCCGCACTTGCGCAGCAGCAGCTGACCACCACTACGCAGCAGGCGGGCGCCGCGGCGGCGGCATCGTCGCCCACCTGGGTCAAGCTTGCGAGCGACTACGGCAAGGTGCTCGAAGCCGTGCGCGAGCAGATCGCACAGGCTGAGAAAAGCGCCATTGCGCGCGACGCTGAGGGCAAGGCGGCCGTGGCCCTGGCCCAGGCTTTTGGCACCGAGACCGAGCAGCGCCTCGCGGCCGCCAGCGCCGCGCAGGCCAGCGCCGCTGCGCAGGCGCAGCTGGCCCAGCTCAAGGCCACCGAGGTGGAAGTGATGAAGGCCGAGCTGGCCGCCTTGCAGGCCCTGGCGGAAGAGAACGGCAAGCTCGACGAGCAGCAGAAAAAGAAGTTGCAGGACCTGCAAAAGCAGATCGACCTGCGCCAGCAGGATGCCGATAAGGCGGCGGCGCAGGCGGGTGCATCGCGCCTGGTGGCCGAGCAGGCCAAGGCGGAAGCCGAGGCGGTGCGCGACAACAGCGCACGCGTTACCGAGCTGCGCGACGCGTATGAAAAAGCCCGCGCCAAGGTGGAGGAACTGCGCGCCGCCAAGCAGGCGGGCAAGGCGACGACGGAGCAGGTGACGCAGGCGGAGATGGACGCCGGACGGGCCGCACTGTTGTACCGCGATGCACTGGCCGACCAGCTCAAAGCGATTGACGCCCGCAGCCGTGCGCAGCGCGCCGACCTGGACGTGCAGGCAGCGGGCGTGCAACTGGCAATCGAACAGCAGCGCACCATTCTTGAAGTGGCGCGTGCGAGAGGCGACGAGACAGGCGCGATGCGCGCGCAAGAACAGATTCGCCGGCTTGAGATTCAACTGCTGGAGTTGAGCGCGCAGGCCAAGTACGCCGAGGCGGACGCCGCTATAGCCGCCACGCAGGCCAAGAAGGCGGAACTGATTGCCAGTGGGGAGTACACCGGCGTCAAGAAGCTGGAGATCGACGCCGCGATCAAGGCCGCTGAAGTCAAGCGTCTGGAAGGCCAGATTGCCCAGGAAACGGCCAACCGTTTGCGCCAACTCGGCGACGCGCAGGGCGACCTGAAGAACAAGACCGAAGACGCCACAGGCTCCCTGCTCAAGCAGGTGAGCGCGCTGGAGCGGCTCGGCGAGGGCGTGCAACGGGTGGGCGAAGGCTTTCGCAACAAAGACGGCATGACGTCAGACGCGAAGGGCAACGTGCAGCAGCAGTTTGTCTGGACCCGCGCCAGCATCATTGACTACCTCAAGCAATCCGGCCTGGACGATCTGCTGGCCGAGCGCCTGTCCAAGCAATTTGCCAATGCCGACGGCAGCGTG